TCCAACGATCTTCAGACTGGCCCACTACTGGAAGTAGCTCCTTAAGCCCGACTTTAGATACATTGACATTAGCGGTGGTGCTTGCGTTGACTGCGTTGGGGTTCGCCATGGTAAACGGCTTCAGAAGAGCTGGCGGATGGAAGAGGAAGGTCTTTGGGAGGTGGATCAGGGGAAGCTAAAGATTGGACGGGTGGTGATATCTCGGTGAAATAGATATCAGATTGACCCAAGAGAGCAGCTAAGACAGGGGTGGGAGCAAGATCGGCCCGGTAGAGGAGGAGACTGAGGACGGCCTTGTGTAAGAACGTGACCACAGCATTCGAAGGCAGCTCTTGCGGTAGCCTTGATTGTGTTCCCTGTGTGCGTTGTGGGGTGGTGGAAGGAGGCATTGAGGCAGGTAATCGTGTAGGTGCGCGAGTGGTCTGGGCCGGTGTATCGGTAGTTGAACGCGATGCCGCAGTAGGTTGTGACTCCGGATCCGGAGATGATGGGGGCGTCTCTGGAACCAGACTGCTGACCCGGGTTGGTTGCCTGAAGCGTGCGAACGAGTTGGCGTAACTCATTGATGGTTTCCTGCTGAGCGCGACAAAGGTTCGAGTAGTTCATAGGTGATGGGTGGATGATCGGAAGAGCGTTGACCTACGTACAGATTGAACAATTGAAGCACCAAATGAATGTTAGGCTGGTCCCAAACACCAGGAAGGGAGCCAAGAAGGTCGGTGAAGGAGGGGTCAGAATGGCGGAAAGCGGATCGGAGACGTAAAAAGAGTGGACGTCTCCCGGGAGCAAACAAATTAATGAGAGGGGTTAGCGAGGCATTCAAAGTGCCAAGAAGGAAGCCCGGAATGAAGGAGTGGTGTTTAGTGAAATATCGGCAGTTGAGATCAAAAGCTTCCAGTTGCATCTCGGAAAGCAACTCGGGGTGAGTCAAAATGGTCTTGTAACCCACTAAATGTTCTAGATAATAACTGGCCAAAACTTCAGAAAGATTGTTGGTAACGTCATGATAGACGAGACGTAAATGAAGGAGGAGGGGGTCTTTGAAGACACCGCGGGAGGAGACAACAAGCGAAACGAAAGATGGTTGTCGAGAAATCTCGTATTTTTGGGGAGGCGAAGTCTTGTGGAAACGGAAAGACTCACCAGGGTCGATTAACTGATCGTTGTATGTACGGTCGTCACCCACGACTAGTAAGGAACGAAAGTCGGGGGAATCCACAGGTGCATGTAGATTGCGAAGGGTTTGGGGATGACGAAGAAGAAAATCAGCAATATTATAGTAGGTATTACCGTCAAGCGTGAACCATTCTCCAGATAATCGTAAAATGGCAAGATGTCCTAGGAAACAAGTGGTATCAACTTTGGTCCGAATGTACTCGCGGACCAAGGGTTGTGGAAGACCAAATGTTTCCAAGAGGGCCTGTTCGAACAACAAGCCGGGAGCACCTTGGTGATAATCAAAGAAAGTGGCGTCACCTGTGGTAGAAGGAATGTCTTTCCAATGAGTCTGAACATAAGCATTGAGATCGTCAAGAGAAGTGCCGTTGTGCCAGAAGATGGAAGGGGGCAAACGACGACGGATCTGAATAGCAAGATAACGGGCGACCGGGCCCAAAAGCATGAGTAGACGATCCTGGAACAAGGCGAGGGATTGACCAGCCTTGGCAGGAATGTTGATGGTGTCCACTTTAGCTTTAAGTTGCGTCTTGGTAAATAAGCGAATGTGTTCAGCACTGGAATGGGAGTTGTCTGGATCAGACCTGTCGGTGTTCTGCGAAAGAAGGGCGGCTCCTTTTGACAATTTCTTGCGTTCGGAAGCTAGAATGCAAGAATCGAAAAGTTCAGCGTCGAAAGGAATGTGGTCGTCTTGTTTGAGACGGAGGAGGGCAAGGAATGCGCGGTGCAGTGCGTCTGCGTGATCGTGGGAACGGGTAATGGAAATAGCATTCTCAGCAGCCGTAGCGAGTACGATGCGTTTTTTAAGGGTTGTGTTAAAATGGACGTCATCCGTGCTCTTCTGTTTCATGAAAATTTCCTTCACGAACTCCAAATCAGCCACATGTAACGGGACGCGAAGTGATGGTACGTCGTCGAAACAATGGGACATCCCAATTCCGGGGAGATGGAGCTCACGATCCTCACGGGAAGCAGGAGGGAGGAAATGTTCAAGCACAGGGGCGGAGCGAAGTGAAATGGCGGAATATGCTGGCAGGTTGAGGTCACTATCAGGGAGGGAGATGGTGGGGTCGGGTACTTCAATCCGATCGCTGAGCCCCGAGAACAGAGGGGCCAGCTGTTGACAATCCAAGGGCAGGCGATCCAGGGGGCGGGAAAGCGGGTCGGCCATCAGATCGGCCAGATTTGCCGGCGAGTTGGGCAGCAAGCTGCCTAGGTAAGACCCGCCCTCTACCAGAG